GCTTGGCAGGCCGCTTTGCAGGTCACTGGGCAGGCCGCTGAGCAGGCCACTCGGCAGGCCGCTCGGCAGGCCACTTTGCAGGCCGCTCGGCAGGCCACTTGGCAGGCCACTCGGCAGGCCACTTTGCAGGCCACTTGGCAGGCCACTCGGCAGGCCACTGATCAGGCCACTGATCAGGCCACTCGGCAGGCCACTCGGCAGGCCACTTTGCAGGCCACTTTGCAGGCTCAGTTCTACGACCTGGCTGTCGCGATTGGCGGTTCCTCGGAAATGGCGAAATTCATGTTCGCCTGCGCGAACAACTGGTCTGTCGCCTATCAAGGCGGAAACATGTGGGCCGGATACGATTGCTACCTGAGCGCAACCCGCGACATCCTCGGTCTTCAGTTGCCGCAGCATGCCGCCTATGCGCCGTGGGAACAGGCTGCAATCGAAGGCGGTTTTCGCTGGATGCACTCCGAGTTTTGCATGGTGTGCGATTTTCCTGAAACGCTCATCGTGGACGAACAGAACCGTCCGCACTGCGCGGATGGCCCCTCGCATCGCTGGCGCGACGGCTGGTCGCTCTACCACTGGCACGGCGTTCGTGTTCCGGACTACATCATCGAGCACCCCGAGCAGATCACCGTCGCTCTGATCGAGAAGGAACCTAACGCGGAGATTCGTCGCGCGATGGTCGAGCGCTATGGCTCGGCGCGCTACTTGCTCGACTCTGGCGCCAAGGTCATCGCCCGCGATCACGTCGGCATCCTGTACCGCAAGGACGTGCCGAACGACGAACCGATCGTCATGGTGCGCGTGCTGAACTCGACGCCCGAACCCGATGGCGTGATGACGCGCGAGGAGGCGATTGCGACCTTCGGCGATGCGGCGAAAGCGGCTGTCGATGCGCCTGCCGACAGCAAGTGGAAAGAGTACATGCTGCGAGTACCAGCGACGATCAAGACCGCGCACGCGGCGGTTGCATGGACTTTTGGCTTGACGGCTGAAGACTATCACCCGGCGTTGGAGACCTGACCAATGATGCTGAAACACTCCCAATTGATCGCAGCAGCCCTGCGCGCCGCCCTGTTTCGCATGGAGGAGTGCGAGGCGCTGTGCAAGGGCAAGGCTCCGGCTGCGATACACAAGCGCAAGGCGGACGCCTTCGATGACCTGTGCGCGATCCTGTATCCCACAGTTCCGGCAGTCGCCCCGCAGTACCCGCAGGACGCGGCCAGGTTCGCCGGGATGCACTACGCGGTGCAGGCGGATGCTGTGCGCGCTGGGGCGGAGGGGAAGTGATGCCGATCCGGCCCGAAAATCGCGCGCGCTATCCGAAGAACTGGACGGAGATCGTTGCGCGCATCCGCGAGCGCTCCGGTAATCGGTGCGAGTGTCACGGCGAGTGCGGACGGCCTGCTTATCACATAGGCGCGGATGGTCGATGCGTCAACGCGCATCGCGGTGAGGCAGTCGGCACCGGATCACTGGTCATCCTCACGACCGCGCACCTTGACCACGTTCCGGAACATTGCGACGACGACAACCTGCGGCACATGTGCCAAGGCTGCCACCTGCACTACGACCGCGAACACCACGCACAGACGGCGGCTCGCACGCGACGTGAAGGCAAGGCAATAGGAGACTTGATCGCATGACCCGCACACCCGCCACCCCATGCGCCGACGTGCGGGAGGGGGAGTGATGCGCTACCTGTCCGTCTGTTCTGGCATCGAGGCCGCTTCCGTCGCATGGCATCCGCTGGGGTGGCAGGCGTGCGCGTTCAGCGAAATCGAGAAGTTCCCGAGCGCGGTGCTTGCGCATCACTACCCCGACACGCCGAACCACGGCGACATGACCCGATTCCAGGAGTGGCCTGCCTATGAGCCAGATGTCCTTGTTGGCGGAACACCCTGCCAGTCATTCAGCGTCGCCGGACTCCGAAAGGGAATGGCAGACCCGCGTGGCAACCTGGCCCTCGTCTATCTTGCGCTGGCTGACCGCTACCGGCCCCGATGGGTGGTTTGGGAGAACGTCCCCGGCGTCCTGTCGTCGGCTGGAGGACGGGACTTTGGTGCCTTCCTTGGGGGGCTGGCAGAACTCGGGTATGGGTGGGCCTACCGAGCGCTTGACGCTCAGTTCTTCGGCTTGGCCCAGCGCCGCCGCCGTGTGTTCGTTGTCGGATGTCTTGGAGACTGGCGAGGTGCCGCAGCGGTTCTATTTGAGCGCGCTAGCCTGTCGGGGAATCCTGCGCCGCGCCGCGAAGCGAGGGAAAGACCTGCCCCCACCATTGCGGCGCGCACTCGCGGCGGTGGCGGACTCGGAACGGACTTCGACTGCGATGGTGGATTGATCGCGCGGACACTATTGGGGAAAGCGAACAGCAGCCATGCATTCGACCAGGAAACCTACGTTCCGCAATGGCCTGCCGAAGTCGCATGCACGCTCAACGCAGCGTATGGAGACAAGCAGGGATTGGAAGACCAGCACGCGCTAGGGGGGGGGCAACTGTTCGTCCGTGGCGTATTGCCTCAACGCAGGCGCAATGGGCCGACTGGATGCGGAAAGCGAAACGCTGATCCCGACCGGGGTTGCTTCGATGTCACGCACACGCTGAAAGCTGACGGATTCGACGCATCCGAGGACGGTACGGGCTGGGGGACTCCGCTGGTGCCGAGCAGTATGGGCCACGACGGAAGCCACGCGAACGGGGGCGGGCAAGTAGCCGTTGCGTTCGCGCACGTTGGCATGGCCGTGCGCCGCCTCACGCCACGCGAGTGTAGTAGACTCCAAGGATTCCCTGATGATTATTTGGAGTTGACCTATGCCGATGCCGATGAAGCCCACGCCGCACAAGTACTGCATGAGTTGTGGCGCGAAGCTGGAACGCCAGCCGTTGAAGAACAAGGGTGGCGAACTGGAATCGTTGCTGCACTTCTCACGCCGGAAATACTGCTCGCGGGCGTGCATGTCGGCTGGCTTTCGTGGGAGATGGCGGCCAGATGTGCTTCTGCACGAGGGGCGTTATCGGGCGAGAAGCATAACCACGAAGGTTTCGTGCGCTCGTTGCGGCAAGCAGGGCAGGCTGGACGTTCACCATTTGGACGAGAATCCTTTGAACAATGCGCCAGACAACTTGGAAGTGATCTGTCGCTCCTGCCACTTGAAGGCGCACAGGCCAGAAAGGTTCTGCGACGTTCCGAACTGTGGCCGCAAGCACAGGCGCGGTGGTCTATGCGATATGCATTCGCAAAGGGCAAAACGGGGAAAGCCGCTCTAGCAACTCCAGACGGGCCGCGCTACAAGGCTCTGGGGAATAGTTTTGCAGTCCCGGTTGTCCGGTGGATCGGTGAAAGAATCCAATCTGTGGAGGGCTTATGTTCAACTGCAAAGGATGTGGCGTGAACAAGACCGTCGCTGATTTTCGCGTCCATAAGCGCGGCTATCGCATTGGGAAGTGCCGCGAGTGTGAGCGGACGTACCAGCGCGAGTGGTCGCAACGCGACCCGGCCAAGTATCGGGAGAGAAAGCGAGAAAGCATGGCTCGCCGTCGAGCGGCTGACCCGCAAGCGGTCCGTGAGTATCAGCGCCAGGACTACCGAAACAACCGCGATGCGCGGCTGGCTGTCATGGCAGCCTATCAGCGCCGCCGGTTTTTCTGGATTCGCGCTACAAAGCTCTCAGGCGTTACAGCTCACGACCTTGCCAGACTTTGGAGGGCGCAGAGCGGGCTTTGCGCTTTGACCGGGCGGCGACTGGATCGGAGCGCCCAGCTAGACCATAAATTGCCAAAGGCGCGCGGAGGCTTGGACGCAGGGAACCTGCAATGGGTTTGCCAAGAAGTGAACCTGGCGAAACGTGACCTGACCGATGTCGAGTTCGTTGCGCTGTGCGACGACGTGATGTCTTGGATAGGTAAACGGATCGCGATGGTGCAAGCGAACAGATTGGAAGTGGCCGCATGACCGCTCTCTGCGCCCGTGGTGCTCGGATGCTGGATGAATGCATTGAGGACAAACCGGGAGAGGAATGATGAGCAGGAGCGGTTACAGCGACGATTGCGATGGTTGGGCCTTGATTCGCTGGCGCGGCGCAGTGGCGAGCGCCATCCGTGGCGAGCGCGGGCAGAAATTGTTGCGTGACCTTGCCGCCGCACTGGACGCGATGCCTGTCAAGGCGCTGGTGTCGGATGAGTTGGTGACGAACCACGGGGAAGTCTGCGCGCTGGGTGCGCTGGGTTGCGCTCGTGGGATGCAAGACACGATGCGCAAGATTGATCCGGAAGATCGCGAAGCAGTCGCCAGTGCGTTCAATATTGCGCCAGCATTGGCAGCGGAAATCGTTTACGAGAACGACGACTGGCTCGGCGAAACGCCAGAACATCGCTGGTTGCGAATGCGCCGCTGGGTTGGCAATCAACTGAAAAAGGAACAGGCACGCGCTGAATACATTGAACCGGAGGAATCGACGTGAACAGAGAAATTGGAAATACCTTTGCCTTTCCGGCCATCATCGAAGTCATCTGCTGCGTCTTTCCAGACGGAACGGTGTTCTGGACGGACGATGTTGAAGATCAAGGCCGCAAGGTTATCGCCGCATGGAAGTCGCTGCTGTCGCCCGAACAAGCGGCGGAAATGGACGCCGCGAAGGTGACCATGGGCATGGTGTATATCCGCATGCCTGCGTCGGCCTATATCGGTCTTGGGTCGAGCAATCAGAACCCGATTGCGATGAAGCTGTACGCGGACAGCAAGGAAGCATCGACATGAACACCGAACGAGAAGAACTGCTGGCGAAAGAACTACACGGTGCTGTCGATTGCGTCTACATGGACGAATCAGCACGGCGCGAACTTCATGCCGCAATCGACAAAACCATCGCCGCGCGCCTGCCCGATGCGCAGTCAAATACGTCATGGGACGATTACAACGCCGCTTATATGGACGGACTGCTGGCTGGTTCGCTTTCCGCTAAAGCCGATGCGCAGCCGGTCGCGCAGTGCGTGCAAGGTCTTCCTGATTGGGACTTCCAAAGCATGGACGCGAAGGTATGGACAGACGCATTCATTGCGCGGTATCCGCACATGGACTGGGGGGTAATGATCGGCTGGTTTGCTAACGCAATGATGGCCGCATTCGACGAAGCAACGCGACGCGCATCCCCGCAGCCCGCAGTACCGGAGTGTGTGTGGACTCTCAAACCCGATGCAAGAGACTACGAAACGTCTTGCGGCGCTGAAACCTACGCACCAAAGGGAAGATATTGCAACTTGTGCGGCGGAAAGATCGCAGCCGCTCCGAAGGAACCGACATGATAGTTCGCAAGTTCATTCTGTGGGCTATTCGCCGGTCTAAGGGGTCGCGCCGTATTGTTACTTTTGGCGGTAGTTTCCTGTTCAACAGATATGAATTTCTTTGGCCCGATCCATACGAAGGTGAAAACACGTTGCCGTGGTGGCGACCGTTCAACGCATTCCTGCATTGTTGGTGTCCAGAGGCTGAGTTACGCGAAGCCATGCACGATCACCCGCGATGGTCGATCACTATTTGTCTGCGCGGGAGAATCATTGAGCGTACACCGTGGAGCGAGCGAATCCTTACGCCTGGGTCAATAGTAATACGCTCGCGGAAAGCCATCCATTGTTTTGAGGTTCCGGCTGGCTATCGTTTCAAGACATGGACTCTTTTCATTGTTGGGCCACGCAAGCACAAGCAGCACACTTATCAGATTACCAACTACTGAACCGAAGGAACCGACATGAACCTCACACCGATCAAGGAACTGGCTGCGAAGTGGGCCGACGAAGATGCGGAAACAGATCGCATACGCAAAGAATTGGTGACAGGCCGTTCTGTTGTCGTTTCGGCGTTGCCGTGGGTTACTCGGCAACAAGAACTCACCGCCGCCATCGCGCAAGTCGAATCGCAAGGGGTGTCGGATGCGGAATGGGAGCAGATCGCAATACGCCGCGGGCACGAACTCAGAGATTTGATGGATACCTGTGCGGGCAAAGAATTACGCATTGTCGCTGCTGAAAAGGCATGCAAGAGAATGCACGAAACCCTAGAAGCCGCAGGAATATCCAAAATACAAGGATTAACTGTTGGGGAAGCCTTTGACACCGGATGGATTCTCGCAACGAAGTGGGCCAAGCGTGATGACCTGATCTGCGACATGGATTCGCCAGCATATAAGCGCGACAAGACCGCGACACTGGAAGCCGCAAGGAGGGCGACATGAGCCAGTTTAATTGGAAGTGGGGACGACTCGGCTATGCGCCATTACAAGGCGGGACTCCGGTGCTTATCGAAAACGGCACATGGAGACACTTTGGGTTCGGGTTGTATTGGAGGGACGAAACATGACCGACCATGCAGAACGGCTCGCGGAGTTGCTTCCTTGCCCATTTTGCGGCGGCACCGCCGAATTTGAGAACTATGTGATGGAGGCTGGTATCTGGTGCAAGCCATGCGGCCTCTTAATGAAAAGAAGGCACGCACCAGATAGTGATAGCCATGCCATTAGCGCAGTTACGTCGGCATGGAACCGCCGCTACGACGCACAGCGCGCAGCCGTGGCGGAACCCTACGAAGATGACCTCGGCAGGATTCTCCGCGAGCGTGAGGAACTACAAGCCGAAGTCGCGCGGCTGCGGAAGGATGCTGAGCGGTATGCCTATTCCAAGACAATGGAAGGGCAGGAACTAACGATCCGGACCTTTCGCGAACAAGGCGGATCGCATCTTGACGCAGCCATCGACGCAGCTATGGGAGAAAAGACGTGACCGACCTCGCCGCGCAGATTGCAGAGAACCAACGCGCATTTGAGGAATCGGTGGCAGAGGATCTTCGGCAACGCGAAAGGTTCGCAGCGCAGCAGGCCGAATTGCAGCGCATCGTTGACCAGTTTATGGCGGCCCTCAACGAACCCCTGTTTGCGCTGATGCGCGATATTCGGAGGATGCCATGAGCCTGACACCGGAGAGGATCGCGGAGATTCATGCCGACGCATCGCGTGAGTACGGGCGCATGATCGGGAAGGAAATGCTGATCGAACTCTGCGCCCTCGCGCTCGAATGCCTGCGTCTGCGGAAGGTGCTGGCGGATGCGCCGGTTGTCGAAGTCGGTCCGAGAGGAATCATCCAACGCATCGGATTGCGTTTCCAGCGCGTCCGCATCGTGGTGGACAGCGGGACAGCAGGGGCGTTGGAAGGCGCTTAACGAACGCCTAACGAAATCTTGATACTGTACTGCGCAGGGTGTATAAAGCCGTCGTTGTCCCGGCTGCGTGCCGTGCGCGAAGATCGTAGCCAGCGCCCCTATTCCAGTAGGGGCGTTTTCGTTTCTACAAGTGTCCGAGCGCCTGTGGCAGTCCGGTCACGAACAGGATCGCGAGCAGTAGCCAGAACGTGCCATTGCGGTATTCGCCGTTGATGATCGCGAAAACGAGTCCGACGATCAGGCAGACGAGCGCGAGAAGCGAACCGGCAATCATGATGCTGGCCTCCCGCTGTCAATGAACGACTGGTCGGCTGCGACATTTTCGGCGACGATACGATCCCACAACGCGGGATCGATGCCGGCCTTGGCGGCGAGGATGTCCTGCCCGAGCGCGATGAACTTCTCGACTGCCGGGATGACGGCTTCGGCAGCGGCAATGGATGCGCCGACTGCCGGATTCACCGCCGAGGCGATGGATGCGAGTACGGGCAACAGGGCTTCGATGTCGGTGACGACTTGGGATGCGGTGATGGTCATGTGACTACTCCTTGTTTTGCCGCCTGCGCGGCTTGGTATGGCATCCACTGGCAGCAGAAGCCGTTTTCAGGAACCTTGTCGTCGTCTTGCAATAGCGGAACGGACGTTGCGGAACCGACGGTGCCGTTATGGTCGCGAAAGCCGATGTTGATGCAGCGATCGCCGTGGACGTAGGCAATACCTGCGTCAAAAGGCTGTTCCAGCTTGCCGTAAGTGCCGACTGCCGGCCAGAACCAAACGCGCCGCCCGATGGTTGGAGTAATCATGTCAGTGCGCCTTGGCTGCGGCTGTGGACAGCGTGGAGGATGCGCCCAACAATTCCTGGTAGGCGGCGGCGGCGATGGAAGTCGGCATTGGCGAGACGTTGCAGATTGGCGACTTGATCGCGATGGCTTTCATCACGGCATCGTACTGCGCCTGCGAGAGCTTGCCAGCCCTGTTGACGACTGCCAGCACATCCTCGCTGGCGGCGATGGACGCACAGGCGGCGGCGATGCCCTGCTGTTGTGCCTGCGATGGCTGGCCGAACGTACCGCAGGCGGTGAAGCCTGTCGTGAGCGCGACGGCGATAGCGAGTGATGCGATGGTGCGGAAGCGGATCATGGCGAGTCCTCTTTGTGGATGGTGGTTCCGGCAGGCGTCGCGGTCGTCGTCGCCTGATCGCCGGGTTTCAAGGTGACGGTATCGCTTGTACTCCCATTTCCGGTTGCTTTCTGTGCGATGGTGTTGGCTTGGGTCGCGTTGGCTTGCACGGCTGTAGCGATGGTTTCCTGTTGCTTGCGGCTGGAAAGGCTGGACGTGTAAAAAAAATCAATGACAGTTCCGAGCTTCGTAAGCAGGAACACGACGACGGATAGAACAATGTCGTGGTTGGCCTGCTTCACGTCCTGATTGAACAGCCGATTCGTCGCGTAGCCGAGCAAGATCAGCAGGCCGACAGGGATCACACCGCCGGCAAAGTTCAGCCATGCGCGGTTTTCGCTAGTTGAGTCGGTCATGTGCTTTCCCCGAGTTTCGCAGCCAGCGTGTCGATCAGCTTCTCGTACCGACGCACGCATTCTTCCAGCCGTGTCGTGTACTCGGCGCTCATTTTCAGCTCGCTCGCATAACGCAGCATGGTCGCCTTGTATTCTTCCTTTTCAGCCGAGCATTCTTCAATACGCCGCTCTGATACCTGAATCCGTCCGCGTAGGGTCGCAATTTCGTCCCTAAGTTCATTGCGGAGTTTCATGCGCTCGTTGGAATCAGCAATGATTTCGTCAACGTGTTCCTTGTCCCTCACTTTCTTGCGGTTCAGCCACAGCGGCATGGCGACTGCGATCACCACCGCAGCGCCGGAAATAAGGGCCGCGATCACTGCGTCGTCAGTCATCATTCAACTGGCTCCGCAAGAAATCTTCCTCAGTCTCGCGCGGCCTTAGCAGCCCATATGCCTCAAGGTGGCTCTTGACCAAGCACAGCAGTTCGCCGAGCGCGAAGGCCGAATAGACTGCGGCGCTCGCGGCAAAGGCTTGCTGGCGAAGCGACCAGTCAACGGCCAGCAGCGCCCACAAGACCATCGCCACACTGCTCGACACGCTGCGTAGTGCGTTGCTCCTGAACTTCATCCCAGCGTATCCGCCGACACCACAGGCGATCAGCAGGTAGGAAACGAGTTCAGGATGTCCGAGCGTCTGCGCCTCGACCATGACGTGCCCGGTGGGGTACGCCGACCAGAAAATCGGATACATAGCCGTCCAGCCGCCCCACCACGACGCCATGAAGCACAGGCTGCCTTCAAGCACGTTGTCAAAGCGCAGTTTGGTGACTGTCCACTTGAGCGCCATCAGCTCCAACTCCCTGAGTTTTTGTGTTGGCATGGCTATACAGCGCCGAGCATGGAATCGAAGATGGTCATGCGGGCGAGGACATCGCGCCCATAGTCATGCCCGGTTGTTTTGGAATCCGCATCGCCAGCCATCGCGGCTCCGATAGCGCGCGAGACACCGCAATTGTATCCAGCGGCTGCAATCCGCATTTGCTCGGTTTCAGGAATCGCGGGAAGATGCGACTTGACCGTGAGCAGGTTCGTCGCCAGCAGCGCGCAGCCGTAGTCGATCAACGGTTGCGGGTTGGTTTTCCACGATCCGCTGTCGAGTGCATCCAAGGCGATGTGGTGCTGGATGTCGATCTGCATGATGCCGATGCCGTGATGCTGCCCGCCCTGAAAGTCGCCGAGGATGTTCTTGCAGTTGGTTTCACGTGAAGCAATCGCGACCACGTAGGCCAATGGCAGGCTATTCGCATCCGCTGCGATCTTGAGCATCGCCAGCAGGCCGTTGTGTCTCACGTTGTCCAGTTGCAGGACAAGCTGGCTACGGGAAGGCGTCACGGCAGGTTCGCCGATGGCCGCACGACGCGCATCGTGAACTGGTCGATGGTTACAGAATCGCCCGCGTTGGCAGTGCCGGCCTGCAAGGTGAAGGTGCGACCGCTGGCGTTGAGGGTCATGGCAGTGCGGCGGACGCGGGTCAATGCCGGCGTGCTGCCATCCCACATGATGACATCGCCGCCGTAGATCGCGTCGGATGCAACGCGGAACTGTGCCCTGCCGCGGATGCCGTTGACATCTGCCGCGATGTAGGCAATCGTCGCCAGCGTTCCGGTATTGTCAGCCAGCGTCACCGTCTTGACATCGTTGGTGCCGGCGAGCTTTCCGCTCCATTCGACCTCAACCGTATCCCCGACGACAAGGCCGCCAGCAGCAATGACCATCGTGCCGCCCGTGATCGCCGCAACTGCCGCCGAGGTGGCGACGTTCTGCCCCGAACAATAGGCTGCGCGCAGGACGGCCTGCGCCGTGCTGCGGATGTTGCGGATGTTCTGGTTGGCAAGACTGGTCGCCGAGTCGAACGTCACGCCGCCAGCGAAGTACGCGCCGTCACAGCTCAGGGTTGCGCCGTTCTTGACGAGCAGTGCGCCGGAGTCGCAGCGCACATTCTGGCCGATGTACGTGTCGGTGCCATAGACCTCAATCGCCGACGTGCTGACGACACCGCTGTAATGTCCGCGCAGTACCTTGTTGCGCGCGCCACCGCTGTTCAGGTTTTCGAGATAAACGTAGCGAGCGGCAGCGCCGGCACTGACGTTCAGCGTATCGCACGCGAACGAGCAGTCGGTCGTGTAGTGCTGCACCTCATCGCCCGCGACCGTTTCGACCGCATTGGACATCAGGACGACTTTACCGGCGGCAAGTGGCGCGTCAATCGTGCCAACGTCAAGCGTGCAGTTGTGACAGCCTGTTGCGTACAGGATGAAGCCGCTGTTGCCGTTGTAGTTCGGCGCGCTCACGGAACCGTACTTCACGGTGTTGCGGCGGCCATGCTGCCCGGAGACGAGAATCTGCCCGGTGGACGTGTCGACACTGTTATCACAATAGGCGCTGATGACCTCGAACGAGGAATTGTTCGAGCCGAACGAGGTGTCGTGAATCTTCTTCTTCGCCCAGACGTTGCGCACCTTGTACGAGCCGTGGCAGAACAGGTTGCCGAACAGGCCGCCGTAGCTCTCGATGAAGCCGATGTCCACCGTACATTGAAGCTGGCCGCCGTAGGCAGTCGCGTAGTAGGTGTCCGATTTCAGCCCTCCAGGGCCGACGATGGAGGAGCGGTAGGCAGACTTCAGGCCAATGGCTGGCTGGTCGGCTGGCCCGACCATCACGTTTGCGATCGCTTCATCGACCGGCGGCTCGAAGGTGATCGTGCCGGTGCCAGCGTCGCTGCCGGTGCACATGCCCATGCCGATGTAGGTCGGGATGGTGATGTCAGCACCACCGCCGGCAGGAGGTTGCAGCACATAGGTCTTGCTGCGGATGTACAGCGGCGTGCCGACCGGCATGGCCGCGATGCCGTTGGTGCGGTTCGCGCCCGCGTCGAGCACGAACTGGCTCGCACCGGCGATGACACTTGGGGCCGTGTACAGCGTCGCGTTGATGTTGAAGGCCGGCGCGTGCGTGCCCATCGTCAGCGCGCAGCACGTCGCGTCAGCGGCATGACCGGCGTTGTAGATCGTGCCGAACAGCAACACCTGCACATTCGACGGCACGTTCGGCGGGAGATCGACCTCCCACACGCCGGGCGGGATCAGCACGTAGATCGGATCGCCTGCACCGGAGTCAAACGCCAACTGGATCGCCTGCCGGATGCGGGTCGGCGAACTGGCGGTGGTGATCGGCGTGCTGTCAGGACTGTAGTCGGTGATCGAACGCCATTCGGCGATCTTGCCGACTGCGCTTTGTGAAACCGCGCCGGTTCCGTATTGCAGGAAGTTGCCGAGGTCATAGACTGCCGGCGCACTCTCGAACGCTGTCCCGCTGACATTGCCACGCAGGAAATAGGACGCCAATGGGGCAGGCAATCCCACCTTGTTGCGCAGCGCCAGCGTCGTTGCTGCATCGACTTGGGATACCTTGGGCATGTCTTTTCCCTTTGGCTTACAGGTTCTTGATATAGACAGCGGTGATATTCGTCGCGGTGGTCACGGAGTTCTGCACCGTCCAGTTGGTATTGGCGGCAGCAGCCGGGAGGGGTGGATTGAAGCAAAGCACCAACGGGCCACCGGAAGGCGCGAGCGCCGCATCCGGGTAGTTGAAGACACCGACCGTCGTGCCGCTTGTACCATCGCGCAGGGTGATCGTTGCGGCTGCTGCACCCGCCGTGCTGATGATCAGCATCGCGATATCGTGGAACTCACTTGCCGTCTGTGCGATCAGCGTTGTCTCACCACTGGCCGCGAGTGCAAGGTAGGCGTACTTGGTGTTTTCACGGATATGCGCGGTGGTCGTGACCAGTCGACCGGCCTTGTCCACCATCGCGCCAGTCAGGTTGCCGTTGCTGGCATTGGCAGGGTTTGATGTCGCGGCAACACCGCCGATTTGCGTCGCACCAGAGGGAACCGCCGAACCCGTTGGGCCGTGTCCCTGCTGCGCAATCGCGGTACTCGCCTGCTGGACGCGCAGTGCATTCGCGGCAGCGCCGGTACTCACAGCCAACGCGGTTCCCACAGCCGAGGCAAGGTCAACGCGCAAGCCACCGCCAGTGGTCAGCGACAGGGGGTAGGAATTGCCGGTGACATCCGTTGGCGCTGCCGTCGTGCATGCCGCCAGCACCAGCTCGCCGAGCTGCCCGGCAGTTGCAGCAGCCTGCGCAAGAACGGTGGGGCTGTTCTGGCTCATTGCAACGACAATGGATGTATCGGTTGCGGCTGGTGCGGTATTTGCCGCCTTCACCGTCGCGACATTGACGCCAGCACTGTCGACAACCTTGGTAAACCATGCCTGCGCAGCGGTTCCTGCGTTGCCCTGCGTTGCGGTGACGCCGCTACCACCGGAGGATGTTTCAAGATCCATGCCTGTTGATGCGGACGCCGGCTGGCGAAGCACGCGGAACGTACCGGGCATCCATAGTGTGCCCTTCTCGGTGATGTTGCTGGCATCCAGCACCAGCACCGTATTGTAAAGGCCATCCGATGTCTTGTGCTGCACCCAATACTGGACGCCGCCAGGAGCGACTGCATTACCGGATGCGGGCTTGATGAACAGCGAAGTCGGATCACCAGCAAGAACAGTGAAGTCGGCGGATGCGGCATAGCTGGTGCCGGCGGCAATGAGTTCAGACATGATCGTTCCTTAGGTAAGTAAAACGGATTTCAGGATTCCGCCGTCGTTCGCCCACAATGAAACCGCACCGCTGCCGGTGTTCTTGAAAACCGCGTATTGCCCGTCCGGTAAATCAGCCGCGACCGGATCAATGGCGAGCGTGATGAAGTTCAGCAGCGGATGCGCGAGGAAATTGACCAGCAGTGCGTAGTTCTGTTCGTTCGAGTTGCCGGATGAAGCCGTTTCCAGCAACGTATTCACCGTATCAACCACTTCTGCCAACGTGGCATTGTCGCTGTTCTGGTTCAGCGCCAGCTTGCGCAGCGCGCTATAGAGTTCAACAGTCGGCGTTCCATCCGGATTGACGTAAATCGCAGCAGGCGATGGGATGCCAACGCCTGCGGTCATCGCGGTAGCCTTGGCGGCACAATCGGCTTTTTCTGGATCGGCCCACCACCACCGGACGACCCACCAAACTGCATTTCCACCGATACCGTCGCAAAGGCGACAGCCGCGACGTTATCGGTCACGGTGCAACGCTTGATTTCCGTCACGTCGCTGAAACTTCCGACGCCATCGCCGCTGAATGTCGTTGTGGCTGCCGCAGCGGAGCTGATCGTGAACGTCGCCGACGCTGCGCCAGTCCATGCATAGGTATAGGGAGCCGTCCCGCCTGTTGCCGTTGCCGTGACGGAGCGTGTGGTTCCCGATGTCCCACCAGTCGGGTTGTAGTAATAGACGCTGGCAGGCTTGATCGTGACGGTGAACGCACCACCCGAACCCCCGCGCGAATTGAGCGGCACAAGATGCTGGAGGATCATGCCATTGCCACGGTGTAGGAGCCGTCCCACGTCACTCCGGCATCGTTGGTAACGATGGTGAACAGGTCGCGGCCTCCGGTCGTCTGGGTCAGCGTCGGATCGACATTGCCAGGCCACAGGATCGCAGCCGGCCATGCAATCGTGCGTGCCGTGGCGGTGGCATCCTTGGTGCGGCGAATGGTGAAGATTGCCACCTGTCCGGCCACAGGAAGATTGGTAAAGGTGATGGACCCGATTGCGACGGCTTGGGCAAGGTCAACGAACCCGCCAAGCGCGTAATCGAAGTTGGTTGTAGCTGTCGCGGTGACGCTCTGGCTTTTCTCGCGGATGTTCATCGTCACGAAGTCGGCGATGGTTGCCCCGGCTCCTGCTGCAAGCGATGGCACTCCCCATGAAACCGTGACACCATCGGTGATGAGTGTCGTATTGTCGTTGCCGGTCACGCTCGGCACCTGACTGATAGCGCCCCATGAAGGCGTAGCGCCATCGGTTGTCAGGTAAAATCCGGCATTCCCGGCTTGATCGGGAATCTCCGAATTGGCCTGCACGTCATCGCGCGTCCAGATGATCGCCCCGAGCGCGTCTTTCAGCACCACCGTATAGGTGCCATCGCCCCAGATATCGGTCAGCGAGCGGCCTTCCGCATCCAATACCACCGGGTTCGTGTTCGGGATCGTGAGCGCCTTGTCGCTGTAGGTGTTCTGCGGCGTCGTCGTCCGGTTGACGTAGAACGACAGCGAACCACCGCCCAGCACCGTCAGTACCGCACCCGACAATTGCAGGAATTGGGGGTTGCTGTTCAACACGCGAAATGACATCGGTGTTCCTTATGGTTTCGTGAGTTGTGGCAGACGATTGGTTGCGTAGGTGCCGCCTTGCGGCAGGTAGCGAGCCAATGCGCCCAAGCGGTTGCGCGCTGCGTTATAGGCTTCCAGAGCTTTCGCAGCTTCTTGTGCGTTCGCCATCTTGCCGACCACGCGACCGGCAACGCGCTGGTTGAGAAAGTCGAGCGCGCCTGTGCCAGCAGCACCCAAAGCGAGGCCCGCTTCATAGCCGCCGGGAAGTCCGAGCGCGCCTGAAATAAGGCTGCCGACAATTGAACCGAGTCCGTAACGGATGCCTGATTTTGCGCTCTTGCTGGCTTGGACTGTGACTTCTGCCGCAGTGCCTGGGCCGGATGCTGTGATCTTGTCATTCAACGCACTGCGGGCTTGCAGGCTTGCACGAACGGCTTCAAGTTTCGCCAGTGCTTCCGGAGCCATCGGATATTGTGCGAGCGTGTCTTTTGCTAGTGCTTGGTTTATAGCAGGGAGGGTAAGAACTTCACCGCCGCCACTATTAAGCCCACCGCTATCAACTCGCCCAAGCAGGCGAGACGCTGACTCCATCGTATTGATCGGGATGCTGTGTTTTGCGTACGCTGCCAAATAATCGCGATACCCAGGTGCTGCGGCGTCGAGCGTGTTCGTAATTGCAGTCTTGACCGGCCCAAGTCCAACAAGTGCCTGTCCATTCGGTTGTCCTGTTGCTGGATTGATTGGAAGGTGCGACTTCAACGATTGTCGCATGCCGTCAAGCACATCTGCGCTCACCATGCCGCGCGTGTTTTCGGTTGCATCGATACGCGCGAGAATGGACTTGATACCGGATGCTACATCAGCATTTGACGCGATACCGCTATTGAGCGTCTTGTGGAGCAAGTCCTTCAGCGGCTGTGTCGGAACCATGCCTTGATTGATGGCATCCTTTGCGGACTGCATCACATTCATGGCAGCTGATGGCTGGCCAGTCGGGGTTTCCGGCAGGCTCGCGTGCAGGTGGTTCAATTCCTCTATCGCATCATCTTCCTGCATGCTGCCGTTCTTGGCGGCCTGCATGATCTTTTGTGCTTGTTGAATGATCGGCGCTGAGCCTGCGCTTGTGCGACCGCTGAGATAGGCTTGCAGTTTGTCGCTTGCAGCCGTGAAGCGCGACGCGACCGATTGCGGTTTCAGGTTGGCTTCAATATAGGGCTGTGTCGCAGCAGCGCGTGCAGCCTTCGCCAATTCCATTTGTTGCGGAGTTCCGGCAATGTCATTGACCACTGCAACCCGTGCCGCATGGTTGGCGTTGTCGGCATTCGCAAACGCCACGCCGGCAGCAGGCTGGTTGCGTAGTGTGCGCTCCATCTGCACGCCTGTCGGTGATGGGTTCGCCTCAACGGCGGTTGGCTGGTAGCCGGGGAATCCCTTCCCTGCCGCGCGAAGCCGTGCAATCGTGGCAGGATCATTGCCAAGCTGCGCAGCTATGCGCGCGTTCGCAGTCGCTTCCGGAGTTAGCAGGCGCGCTATCGGACCGACTGCGGTCTTGACGCCTGAAACGACAGCAGGCAAGACACCACCGACCAATGCACCGCCGACGACTTGGCTGGCCTTGTTGGCAAGATAGTTATCGTTCTGGCTGGTCACAGGCGCAGTCGCACCAATAACGCCACCTTCGACCAAACCAGCCTTCGTGCGTTGCGCGAGATTGACCGCACGCTGTCCAATCGTCGGATTCATGCCGAGGCGTTCAACAGACGGAAGCATTCCGGCCTCACGCATCGCACCAAGGCCACGGGCGACCGGAATGACATTCCCAATCAGTCCGCCAACATTCCCTAGCGGCGTGTTCGATGTCTTCTGGTATTCCTGTTCACGCTGAGCTACTGCTGCATCGGCTACATTCGTCGCGCGCTGTGCAGTATTGGCGATAGTACTCGGAGCGAAGGTCTGCGTGACCGCGTTTCCGATATGCACAAGCCCCTGTCCTATGCCGATGGGAATATCCACAACGCGATGGCCGAGGTCACGGCTAAAGTCCGTTATTTGCTGCCCGATGGGAGCATGCCAGTCAACGGACGGATCGCCGCTCGCTCCGATATGCGACATTGCACTCGCGCGATTGGTGTCAGCATTGGCAGAACTGAGATGCTCCCTCTGCACTTGTGCCAGCACTTCATCCTGTGACGCACCATCCGGCCCGTTTACTTCATAGGTCGTTCCATCGGGCGCGGTGACGTGGTAGGTCGCCATTATTTGATTCTCGTCACTGTCCAGCCGACATTCGGGTGCTGCTGATCCGGCGCGTTCGCGACATTCTGCGATGGCTTGCCGCCGTGAATCTTCGCCATGACGGCAGCAGCGTGCGGATTGAGCAGCGTGAACGGATCGACCGTGCGGCCCATGCCCTGCGAATACTGCTGGCCGAGTTCCTCGATGCGCGAGTTCAGCAGGCCGGTGATGTTCTCCATCGCCGCCTGCTTTTGTTCGGTCGATTGCGCCGCGCTCAGTTGCGCCAAATTGCGGTTCAGGTCTGCCTCCGCGCCCGAGTTGCCACGGAAGACCTGCGTGAGTTCGCCAGCGAGTGCCGATGCGGTCTGTTCGTAGTTCGTGATGCCCGGATCGCCGGTCTCGCGCGCGAAGGCATTTTCGACCCTGTTCAGGGTCTGGAAATTGTGTCCAGCCGTCCCGCCAATCTGGCTGTCCAGCAGACCCAAATGGCCGATGGCCTGATTCAGCGCGCGCAGGTTCTGCGCCGACTTGCCGGAGGTGAAGTCCTTGCGCGTCTGCGTGCGTGCAGGAAGGTTCGTGGAGTTGGTCGTGGGGTCGTACTGGTAGACCGCCTGCAAGAGCGCCTGCGCCTGTGGGGAACGCGAGGAGGACGACGGCGGTGCCTGATCGCCGTTGGCGATGGCCTTGACGACACCGCGCATGCCCACCGGCAGTGTTGCCAGATATGCGTCGCCTGTCTGGGTCGGATCGCCGGGAGCCGTGACGTTGCCGCCCTGCTGTCCGCCGAGCATGGACGCGCGAATGTCAGCATCGGATGCGCCGAGCTTGCGCAGTGCGTCAATCTTGGCCTGTGCGGCATTTTCGTGCGGTGCAGGCGGCGCATGCCCGTAATACTTCGGCTGCGTGCCGGTAGGCGCTTGCGGCTGCATGGGCGCGGCCATCGGTGCGGCAGGAGCCTGCGGGCCTTGTGGCGCGTTCTGCGAAGGCACAGCCTGTCCGTTGACGGCATCGAAGCTCGCCGGCTGGCCTGCGTCGTTGGCGCGTGCAGCCGCGAGAAATGCCGCCTGTTCGTCCGGCGGGATCGGAATGCTGGTCTGCATGTTCTGCGGGTTCAGCAACGGACGCGACTGCCGCGGCTGTCCGCCCCGCCCAATCGGAGAAATCGTGTTCGTGCGCGGATCGTAGCCGCCGATGATCTGCCCGTCCGGGCCGAGCGCCTGCTGGTAGCGCGTGTCGTCCTTCTGTCCATAGCCAGATTGCTTCAGCAGCGCATCGATCGGCGCGACATGGCTGAACGCCATCTGGATGCCGGACTCGGGATCGTCGGGAAGCTGGGAGACCCACTGGGCGGTCACCCCTCCCATGGCGGTCGCCTGCTGCTTGGCCTGCAACCATGCCTGATGCTTGGCCTGCGGGTCGGGGATCGCCTGGATTCCGGCCAGCGTGCGGACGATCTGATCGTTCGCCTGCGCCATTTCCTGCTTCTGCGCTTCATTGAGCGACGCGAAGTGCTGCTGCAATGGCCCCATCGCGTTCGGGTCGATGCCTGCCACCTGTGCCAGCGCATTGTTCTGCGCGCCCGGCGTGTTCGCGTTGATGACCTGCGGCAACAGTTCACGCAAGCGATTCTGTCCGGCTTCCTGCTGCAATGCGGCCCGGCGCTTGATCGCATCATCCTGCGCGGCAAAGAAATTGCCCGCGATATTCGGGGTCTGTATATGCGCTGCGATGTCGTAAGTCATCCCCACCACCCCGCCGGAATATTGGAATTGGTGCCGTTGTTCGTGCTGTCGTAGTTGATCGGTGCCGTATAGGCGTTGTAGCTCGGCGGCTTCTGGCTGAAGTAGTTGGCGGCGGCTGTGCCGATTCCGTTTATTAGGCCAGTGTTAATATTGGCCTGCGTCGCATAACCCGACGCCCGCGCATCGCCGATGTTGTTGTATTGCTGGCCGACCTGATTGGCGTAGTTAGCGCCGAGACTCCCAAGGTTCTGCGCCGCAGTCTGTCCAACGCCGGCCATTGCCGCGATGCGGTTGTAGTAGGTGCCATAACCCTGATTCGCGTAGCCGATGATATCCTTGGCGAAGTCCTGCCCGTAACCACCGGAATACAAGCGTCCATGTGCAGCAGCCGAACGGTCATCGTTCTTGATCAGCTCATTCAATCCGAACTGGTAATCGGGCGACTTGTGGAAGCTGGAATAGTTGCCGTTATTGAGGTTGTTCAGGCGATTGAGCGCGCCCTTGCCGGAGGTCAACCACGGCAATTGATCCGAGCGCGACTGGTTGTATTCGCGCGCCTGCTCGGCAATTGCCGCCTGCGATGCCTGCGTCTGTGCATCGGCTGCGCTACTGGCGGCACTGGATTGCATGTGCGCCGCAAGCAGGCTCCCGCCTACAGCGATGACCGCGCCTGCTACTGGCATGTGAATTGCTCCTCAGGCTGCGCCAGTACCGCCCAGCGCGAATAGAAGTAGTTGCCCTTATCCTGCTGTCCGCCGGCTTCGCACAACGCAAGGAAGTTTGCATAGGCTTGATCCGGCGTTGCCGCCAAACCCAGCGCCCATGACTCGATCCTGTAGTGCAGGTAATCGACCGCTACCGGCCCACTCTCGCGCTGCCATCCATCGTCGCGGTGGTAGGACTCGGAAAACCCCATGTCGAGCGCCAGCTCCTTCGCCCGTGACACATCGCACGGAACCTTGGTGCAAAGCTCGTTGCAGTCCGTCACCGTGAACATGAAGCGCAACGCTTCCACTGCACAGTCGCGCACATGGTGATTGCCGGGCAGGAACAAGGTATGCACCTCCCACAATCCCGCATGGATGCGTTGGCACAACCACCCACCACCGTCGAACTCCAAGCCCACGCAATGCGACCACACCGGCGCAAGGTCAATCCGGTCGATGCCCTTGCGCGAAACCCGCTTGAACACGCGCGGATGGTTTGCAATCGCCTCGAAATACGCCGGCGAGGTGGACAGTTTCACCGCGCCTCGCCCTCAAGATCGACAGACGCGGCAATGATGTCCCGCTTGACCGCATCGGACACACTGACCTCGATCACCCGCGCGATGAACTGGCCCATCCGCGTGAACGCAACCCGGCGCCCGTACTGGCCAATATCGCCAATGTCGCGGTACTTGGTGTTCGACCATGTGTTTCCGCCATCATCCGAATACCGCAGCATGACGTCTGGCATCGGTCATTCCGTGAAGATAGGAAGGGAGACATCTTCTTCGGTAATCAGGATTCCCGACTCGTCCAACAGGTTCCCCTGTGGGTTGCCGCCGGTTCCCATCACCAGTTCCAGCCGGTTCATCGTCAACTTGTTCTGGTGGTTGCTCAGGTAGGCCGTCGTGCGCCGTGCAATCAACGGATCGCCGGCCTCATCGAACACTTCCCAGTCCAGCTCGTACAAATTGCCGTTTTCGTAGTCGCCAGCCAGCCACTTGCCAGCGCTGAATGTCAGCGTGCTGATCCGCCAGCGATGCAGGTTGAACGACTCCCGGCGATGCCACAGGCCAGTCGCAACGTCATAACCCCACGTCTGCCCATCGGGGAACGTGGTGTAGTAAATCTTGTGCCCGCGGTCGGTGTAGACGAACGAGAACGCCTGCGACCAGTTGAGGTTCGCAATCGCCTGTTCAATGCAATGGGTGGAAATCCGCACGAACGTATAGCCATTCAGGCGGTAGAAAATGCCATCGTTGCCAAGCAGGAACACCGAATTATCCAGCCGGCATGGCGTGTACTTTCCAGCACATCCCTGTGCAATCGGTATCTGCTTGCTCTCGAATGTCGCATCGACCGCGCCGGCATTCCAGAAAATGTCCGTCGAGTTCGTGCCAAGCACAATCACTTCGCCGTGATCCACGATGACGCACACGATCCGGTCGGGATCTGATTCCGACTCGTAGGTGTCCGTACTCAGGTAACGCGCCCCGCGTGCAAGGTCGGAGGTAAACCACTCGGTTCCGTCCGGACGCACCTGCACGAAAAACGAATTGAGGTAGTCCACAACCGCCGAACCCGGATAGTCCGGATCGGTGATCTTTGTCAGCGTTTTCTTGACATCGTTCCAGATGTAACCTTGGGTGCCGTTGACGATGATCAACTCGTGCCCTGATGTGATCTGGTTGTGCGCCATGCACACCCGGCCAGTCCCAGCGATTGCGCCGAGATTCGTCCCCACTCCGTTGACCCATGAATACAGCGAGCCGCCGGAAACACAATAGAATTTGCCCTCCACATCGCGCCCGCCACGGTGCGGGCCGGTGCCGAAAATGTGCAGGTTGGTGAATCCAGGCGCTCCTCGCAGGATCGACGGCGCACGCGCGCCATCGGACTCGGTTTTCTCCGGGATGTAATTGACACAATCCTGTACGTCGAACGCACGGGTTGGGTCGGTGTACGACCCACCGACGATGGGCAGGTCTTTCAGCATTCCTGATCCGTGTAGATATTCCAGCGTGCACATTTCACCGGCAGGCTGCTGCGCAGTTGCAATGGGGCCGCTGTCAGCACGTCACGCTGTGTTTTCGCCAGCCCGCTCTCGTACATCTTGACGGTGATCGCGTCCGGCGCTTTCCCGTATTCCGGGGCAACCCGCAACGCCAACCCAGCGCACAACCACTCCTCGCACTCAGGCGGCACCGGAAGCTCATCGGATGCTGCTGCGATCGGCATCCAGCCCATCGCCAACCCATCGGCTTCAAACCGCGCCATCATCGCGTTGAGCGCGACCAGCGCACCCTCGAAATCATCCGGCTGCACCGGCTCGTTCGGGTCGATCACGCGCAGCAGGCGCAGCGATCGCGCGACGAATTGCAGGACGGTTGCCATTATGTTTCCTTTACGGTGTACAATGAAGAATCCCGACCATCACAGGAATTGGCACATGGTTTCTATCGAAAGACTTCATGAAGTTTTCCGACTTGACGCTGAAACAGGACAGCTTTTCTGGATACGTGGCGGACGATACGACCGCCTTTCCGGGAAAGAAGCCGGATGCAAGAATGATGGCAACGGTTATCGCACAATCCGAATTGACGGACAGCTTTACAAAACGCATCGCGTGATATTCGCCATGACTCGCGGATTCTGGCCGGTGGGATGGATCGATCACATCAATATGTATCGTTCCGACAATCGGCCTGAAAACTTGCGCGAAGCGAACCCATCGCAAAACAGAACCAATACGCGCCTGCGTTCTGACAACACATCCGGTCATCCAGGCGTTCTTTTCTATGCCCGCCTGAATAAATGGCTTGCGTACATCACGTCAAAAAAATGCCGCGTCCATATTGGATATTTTGATACCAAGGACGCGGCAATTGCTGCGAGGAGATCGGCTGCACATCAACTGCACGGAACATTCATTGGGGTTGAGGGCCGGTAAATTGGCCCTCGCCAAGATAACTACTACGTGATAACAACCACATTCTTCACCGTGACCGCCCACGTCAGCACGCCGGTTGCGCTGGCGACGCCGACCAATCCCAGACTCGCACCGACGAAAGCGCCGAACGTGAGAGTGGTCTTTGCGCCGCCGGTCACGCCATCCTGAATCAGCGATGTCGCGGTGACGACATGGGCAAACGCGGTTCCGCAAATCAACAGGATCGTATCGCCAGCGCGCGCCGGAGCGGCGAGCGTGGTGGCCGATAGTGCCGAGGTCTTGTTGAGCATCTTGATGCCCGGATCAATGGAGATGACCCCATTTGCGGTGTAGGTGGTGATGGGCCACGGCCCCACCATCGTTCCCTGATTGAGGCCGGGAACGACGTAGGTGAGGTTGTGGCGGTCTGCAACGGTTGCACCGGGAAGTGCCATGGTTCTTTCTCCTTAGGCCGGGATGTTGGGAATGCGAACGGCCAATTCCGGACGCAAGATGCCGGCACCGTAGGCGATGTCAAAGCGCGACACGAACATGTCCTGCTCGATGTCGAACCCATTCATGAAACGCAACGTGATGCCATCGCTCGTCACCTGCGCGCAGTCCACGCCCATGTTCTTCGGGAGCGGAAGGTCGGCGGTGATGAAGTAGAACGCATCCTTCACGAACGCCAGGCTCTGCTGGTAGGCGGTGGATGCCGTGCCCAAAGGCAGCACGTCCATGTCTGCCGCCGGCCCCGCAGTGACGTTCTGACCGGGGCCGCTGGTCACGATGGCCGGGGTGAACGACAGCGTGACAGTGCCGCCAGCGGAAGCCGTTGTCACCACGAATTGCTTCAGGTAGCCGAGGTCGGCCTTGGTCTGCGGATGCACATCGTTGACGCCCTGAATGGTGAAGATATCGCCTGCCGCGAACGTGCCGGCACCCGTGTCGATGTCGATGCTGGTGCCTGCCGCATTCATGTTCGCGCCAGTGGTGACGGTCTCATACGCGGTATTGGCACCGCCTCGGGTCAGGCTCGGCATCAGGGTCGTCCGATACCAGTCGAATCCGAGGGTGTCGTCTGCCATCAGCCCCGACCTGTACTGGTCGCCCACCTTCGACTGCGCGTTGTAGAAGCCCGTCAGGGAATTGACGATCTGCTGTTCCGCAGTGATGTTGGTGAGCATCTTCCTGCCGTTCGGGCCTGCAAGGTTGTTCGACAGGATGCCGCCCGCCGCCAGCACGGTTGAGACATCGTTATACAGCCCATAGTCGCCAGCGGAGTGATAGACCAGCGGCACCACCGTGGACAGGCAGTCGGCTTCGACAGCAGCGATCAGGTCGGGAATCTTGGTGTCGATGAAATCCCGCTGGTAGTCGTTGATGTCCAGCGACATCTCAAGACTCGTTGCGCCGGTGTCGACGCCCTTGTACTTGTTGATGGCGACCGGAACCGTGGTGTCGGTCTGGTTCTGGATTTGCATCACCCGCCCATCGCGGATGACTGCACGCTGCGGGATACGGACATAACCCGTGTCGCCGTACTTGCCGATGCCCTTGCCGAAGAAGCGCGGGTCGTATTGCCGGTTGACCATCTTCAGGAACACGGCGTCCTGTTTGAGCACAGCCATCGCGCGATTGGCGATGATGGTTGAGGTAAGCAGTGAATTTGCCATGGGGATTCCTTAGCGTCGTGCGCGTCGTGATGCCTGCACAGCCGCCTCGTGGTCTGCCAAGGTCATCCGTTCAACGGGGATTCCCCCGGACGATCCTGCGGCAATCTGTGGCGGCGGTGGCGGCGGTTGGTTTCTCAACGGAGGACGGGTGACGGCAGCAGGTGCACCAGTCAGCTTCGACTCGATGCGTCCGAGCGCAGCAGCGGCCACATAGGGCGACATCTGCGAAATGGCGTTGGCTTCATCCACATGCTGGGCGAGGTAGTAGGCAATCTCCGGGCCGATATCCGATTCGGCAATCACTGCCAGCATTGGGTCGGTCGTGTTGATCGGTGCAGAGGAGACTTCCTCCCATGCGCCGGGATGCTTTGCTTCAAACGCCTTGAGGCGTCCCATGAAAGCAGCCTGCTTTGCCTGTTGCTTCGCCTGTTCGGCTTGCTGGTTCTGGCGCAGTTCGCGTTCGGCAAACTTCCTGTCGATCCGCCAATCATCGTGGGCGTTCTGAAAGGCGGTCTGGTCGTAATCGAACTGTTCCAGCGTTGGCTCGCCGGGTATCTGCTGTGGATACTGCTGCGCAGGTGGAGCGGTTGCGGCGGGCTGCTGGGCCTTGACGGCATCCAGCTGTGCGCGCAGGTAACCGATTTCCCGATCCCTCTCGGTCTTCTGCCGGGTCAGTTTGTCGATCCGGTCTTGCTTGGTGCGCTTGCGCGCGGCAATGCTTGCGGCATCGGTGTTAGGCGGAGTGGCCGGTTCCGTGGTTGCGTCCGGCTCAGGCGCGGCCTTTGCAGCCTCTGGGGCTGGTGCTTCGGGTTCAATGACTGCCGTAATGGCAGGTGCATCGCTTTCCGCGACGGGTGCAATTGGCTCGGGGTTCTTTGCAACAATCTGCGCCTCATTGGCGAGAATGGCAGCTTGGCGATCCATTTGGCAGCATCCTTTGGGGACGAAAAAATGCCCCGTTAGGGGCCGGTGGTTTCGCGTGGAACAACTACTGCATCGGCCCTCCGGGGCCGGGCGGTGCAAACTCCTGCGGCCCCGGATATTGGAGCGGGCGAAGTTCGGGATGAATGGCGTTGACCGCTTCCATGCCGGCCTTGTCGGCATTGGCTTGGCCTTGGTGTAGTTCGTGCGGCAGCATCGCTGCTCGCGCAGCCGTCTCGGTCTTGATCCTGTCGGTCTCGGCCAACGTCTTGTCGGTCTGCGCGCCCGTGAGATTGACCTTGGCAATATCCACCGGGTTCGGTGGGGGTGGCTGCTGGGGTTGCGGTGCCTGATCTCCCTCACCGGGTTGAATGAAGCCCATCCGAATCCCAACTGCCCTGAGCCGCTTTTCCAGTTCCTCGGAACCGGCAAAGTCCATGTTCTTCGCGATCATGTCCGCGACAACAGGCCCAAGTTGCGGGTTCGCGGCCATCTTCATTAGGATATCGACGGTCTCCATGCGCTGTGTTGCGTAGCTTGGGCCGACCGTGACCACCACCGCGTACTTGCCTTGGCTCAGGTCGTTGATGACCTGCGGCTGGCCGTCTGGCCCTTGCACGGTCTGGTTGAGTTGGACGTAGGACTCCTTGCCATCCGCCCCGAGAATCATCATTTCCCGTTCGGTGGTGTAAATCTTCGGCGCGAGGTCTGCGAAGATTTCACCAGCATAGGCTTTGGCCCGCGCGAGGTTATCGATGTAGTCGAAGTTGGTTACGTCCTGCTGGTGTTCAACCGCGAGAATCGCCTTGCCGCTTGACGCCTTCGATTGCACCGGCCCGTCAACGACACCCGTGACCGACTTCAGCAGGTCGGCGGCGAACTGCGCGCCCTGGAACATCGCGCCGGGGAAGGTCGGAGGTTGCGCCCTTGTTGGAGCACCACCATTGGGAGCGGCAGGATCGACGTTGTATAGCAGCGCAGGCGCGTTGTCAGTGGCGAGTCCCTCCCAAGCCGCCTCGTGCCCCTCGATCATCGCTGGCGTCGCCATCAGCGGCGCTATGGGCTGCTTGCCCAAGACTTCCTGCCCAGTGCACACGTTCCAGTTGAACAGGCGCTGCGAATCCTTGGCGGGCCTCACGATGCCTGAATAGATTTCCTCACCATCAATGTTGACCGTATCACCCCACACCGGACACACCGGGAAGAACTTGCCAACCCATTCGGTCGGGCCTTCCAGCACCTCGGCGCCGGAGACAATCGACACGTCGATCTTGTCGTAAGCCACCACGCGCTGCGTCTTGAGCGTCAGCGGCTCCAACGGCTGCCCTGTCGCCGGATCGCTGCGCGGCTGGCCGAGCATGGCCTCGATGGCCTTGTAGTCGTCTTCGTCCAATACGCGCTCATCGGACAGCTGGTAGATGGTCTTCTTCGCCGGGTGCTTGCACCAGTACTTGGCGATCCGAACCTCTTTCTCGGTGAACCAGTCATCGTACCGCTTTGCGATGTCCAGTCCTTGGCTGAAATCCACCACCTTCGCGTTCGGATACCGGCGCTTGTACTCGGTCAGCGGGATCGAGTAGTCCTCGAACAGATAGCGCCCGTCCCGGCGATCAAACTCCTTCGCAGCGGGGTCGAACTTGAACGCAAACGGATTGCGCTTCTCCCGGATGCGGATGTCCTGCTCAAATGTGTCGTCGTCGCTGTACTCGGTCGTGATCTCGAACACACCGAATCCACCAGCGGCCGAGTAGAACCCAGCCGTATCGTAAGCGGTGTCCGCGCGGCTCTGCGCTTCCACGTTGCGGAACAAGCCCTGCAGGATGTCGGCCAGCTCGCGGTGCGAGTCCTCGGCAGCCCGGTACTTCACGGACGGCGAGTTCTGCCGCATGTCGTTCGTCACGGCCTTGACCGCTGGCCGCGTCTTGTTGAACTCGTACAGCGATCGTCCCCGGCCCCGCTGCTTCTTCATCGCCTTGTCCCACTGCTCACCGGGGATGAAGGCGAAGCGGATGTCGTCCTTGCACTGCTCGTACTGGTCGCGACATGCCGACTCGGCAGCCTTGTAGCGTTGGCGCATCTCGGACATCGGATCGTCGCTATCCCCGTCCTTGGCGTCGTAGGCGTCGGTCATGCGAACTCGCTCCGGAACTTGAGATTGCCAGTCGTTTTCTTGCTCATCGTCGCCTTGTCCACTGCCATCAAGCCGAACGCGTCTGCGCCATGCGAGGCCCAGTCATGCGCCGGCCCAAGTCCGATGCTGCGCGATTCGTCGCGCTTCTCGTGATACCAGCCCAGCGCATCACGTCCCGACTCCGTGGTCTCGGCGTTGAAATAGATGCTCGGGAACAGGCGGCGCACTGCCTCGATTCGGGCGTTCGCAGCACCCGCACCCATGTTCGGCACCACCCTGACCTCAAACTGAGCCTGTCTCAGTGCACTCGCAAAGCTCACGGAATGCACCTTGTCATGGGTGTCGCCATCGTGCGGAAGGACGCACAGCGCGCCCTTGTAGCCATGATCCCGGAGCCATTGCACATGGACAGATAGCGGTTGCCCGACTGCCTCGTAATAGTCCAGCACTCGAACCTCGGTACCGATGAACTGGCTGATCCAGATGGCGCAAGCATCGGCCTTCGCCCCTGTCCCGCCAATGTCCCAATGCGCCCGGTAGGTCATCATCGGATCGGCTGCGACCCTGCCAATGCGGTTCTGAAGCTTTGCTGCGGCCAAGTCCTTCGCGAAGTAAGCGCCCGATGCAACCGTCACATAGCCGCCTTCCCAAACGTGGTCATATTGCTCCGGTTCCATCCTGAGACAGTCAAGGCGTTCCTGTTCCAGTTCTGCGGTAAACCAAGGGTTGTCTCGCCAACTTGACCGCACAATCACGCTTCCGGTCGGAACTTCAAGCCCTCGGAACATCACGTCAATCGGATCGCTCTTGCGCCTCGGATTCCAGCTCGCCCATATCTCCGAACCTTCCGCGCGGATCGTCGGTCGCAACAACATCAGGCTATGCGCCGAGATCGTCTGCGCTTCCTCGATCACCGCGCGCTTGAACCCTTCCAGCGACTTGATCGACTCCGCCGTGTGATCCTGCATGCCCTGAAACATGATCAGCCCGTCGCCCGGAGCCTGGATGGCCTCGTTGAACACCTTGAAACCATCGCGCTCGCCAAGCTTGAACTTATCAAGCTTCTGCTCAATCAGTCGCTTGCTGGATTGCTTCAGCGTCCGCTGCACCTCGCGGATGCACACCGAAGCCAGCCCACGCTCGCACAGGTGATCACTAATCAGGTTCTCAGCGACGTTGTGCGACTTGCCCGAACCTCGCCCACCGTAACTCGCCCGGTACCGGCTCCGGTAAAGGAACGGCGCGAACACTTTCGGGGTCGAAATGTCCAGAATTGTCACGTTTCGGGGTATTCCACCAGCCGTCAACTTGCATTTTTTGGCGTCACAGCTAGCTCAATATCCTACTCGCCGACTATGGTATGCCGGACTTCCTGCACCAAAATCGGGTTGTTTTGGTCGCCAGCGTGTTCCGTTCGGCTAAGCTTCGGGACGTGGTACTCCAACAAGTCCGTGAAACAGATAAACGCGGCCTTCGCGCCTTCCTTGGCTGCAATCTCGTCAAGCCAGCCTTGCAACCGCTCAGCATTGCCGTCCACGAACCGCGCTATTGCTTCCTTCGCGTTCTTCGTGGCCTTGTTGACAGCGCCTACAGGCTTGCCGGGATTGCCCTTGCCGAACTTTCCCGTAACAGTCCGTACCTTACGGTCTTCCATGACTGCCTAAGCCTTGATCCCAGCCAGCCAGCTCCGCGCTGCCAGTTCGCTCAGGAAGCCTGGTTGCACATGCTCGGAGCCGTTGTAGGCGTAGTGAACGTCATAGACCTCGCGGCCTACCGCTTCATCCTCGCGCGCTTCGATACGGTCTTTGGACTTGGCGGGCTTGGGAGCTTCGACCTGTTCAGGATCGGTCTTTGGTGCTGTCGTTTTCGGGATTCCGCGAGGCATGGGCTACTCCTTTAGATGCTCAATTGGGTGACGCCGTTGCTGACGAACTGATCGCCGCTGAAGAACGGCGCATCCAGTGATTGAACGAGGAACAGTTGGGTATAGACCTCGCCCGTGTCCGTCGTGATCGCGCAGCGGATTCTGGTGATGCCGCTGAACATCGTGCTGATGGTGATCGAACTGGTGCGCGTTGTCTTGACTGGGGCGCTCATGTTCACGAATCCGGCGCCATCGGACTTCCACAACACGCTAGCAATCGTTCGGCTTGCTCCCAGCACGGCGCTGAAGTCGGCGACCAATGCGCGGGTTTCGTTGCCGTACAGGCGTGCAGTATGCACGCGGCTGCGGTTGTAACCCGAGACATAAGCGCGGGTCGTCCGCCCGACTTCATCGGCTGCCGATAGGGTCATCGTGGATTTCCCGGAAGTAAACCGCCATCCCCGCCATTGTCCGCCCAAGGGGATTGGGCTAGGACAGCGCTACGGCTACCGGCTGGCAGGCGTTGGCGGCGCGCGATGCAACGGGGAGGCGGGGTTTTGGGGCGACTGTGCCACCATAGCCGATTTCTACTGTATTTTTCCGCATGCGTCAAGCGGCGCGCGCGACTGCCAGCAGCCATCCCCTCACGATGGTTTGGCCATGCTCCACCAGCCCCAGATATTGCCTGCGCCGCACTTGCCTCAAGCGCAATGCTCCGAGCAACAGGTTTGCGGTTTCCAACCGTTCATAGCCGCGCCGGCCACGCCCGCAGTAGTAACCCCTCAAGCAACAAGCGATAGGCATCTGGTCGCGGGCGATCTCGGCCACGATCTGCTCGATCTCCAGCGCGTATAAATCGACCTCCACCGGCTTTACCCCTGCCGAGCGTTGCGGGATCTCGCCAGCATGCTCAATCAGCATCTGAAGAATGTTGCAGCCGCTACCATGGATTTCGATGTCGCGGTGCAACGCAAATTCATTGCCCCAGCCGGTCAGCCGGAACTTGACGTAATCGCCGAAGGTGTCAACCAGTCCGCTTGTCATGACTTGATCCCCATGGCAGCCAATGCCTCGCCAACAGTCTTGCAGACATGAATATAGCCATGCCATGACGCGTGTAACGCTTCCTGTGCCTTTGTAAGCTTCCGGTGCGAGGGTGGTAGCTCCCCGTCCTTGATTTCGATCAGGACAAGCGTGTGGGGCCACGTTGGGCCATGCGCGAGGATGTCAGGACATCCGTCGCCGACTTTCGACAGGTCGATCACCCCACAACCGGCATCCGTGAGTGCTTTGACTACCTCTGCATGGTTACGGTCGCGCTTGACCGTTTGCCTGCGGATCATTTCGCGCCCCACACGATCGGCACCCATTGCCGGCAGACGCCATCCCGCACCTGCGGCTGTACGTCTGGCGTCGCGCTCCACGCCTCCGGGTTCTTGTCACGGTTGCGCTTGCAGCCGGAACACTGGCCCTTGATGCCCTGCTGCCCCGAACACATCGCCTCGACTTGGCGGTTATGGGCTTCGCGCTTGAGGATCATGCCACACCCCGATAAACGAACCCGTAGCTGCCGCCATCCAGATACCGCTCGATCAGGGATTGTTCCTGTAGCCGTTGCAGAACACGCCATGTTGCCGCTGGATTCCAGTCCATCGCGGCGGCCAAGGCGTAGTGCGTGGTCGGGTGCTTCATCAGGTAGTCCAGCGCCTCCTCGCACTTGGCCGCAAAGGCGTCCGCGCGGTCGGTGTTCGACAAGGCGCGTACCCGGACAGGATGCAGCGTCGTGACCTCGCGCTCGAACCATAGCGGCGCATAGGGGTCGTGGCAAGTGTCGCCGATGGTGGGTGCGAGGATCATGCGCGCTCCCAAAGCGTTGCTGGCGCGTCGTTCAGCACTGCGATAATGCGCGTGATGGCCTTGATTCTAACCTCGGCGCTCATGCGGTTGCCCCGATCAGTTCCGATGTCAGGTCGATCAGGTATTGGTCGCTGCCGTAGCGTTCCCGGAAGGCGCGGCGCTCCTTGTGCCAGCACGGGCCGATGGTTTCCAATCGTTCGGCACGTGTCATCGGGAACGGCGGTAGGCCTGTATGGTGGGCTGGGCATAGTCCGATGGTCGCGTGATGTCCGATGCGCTTGTTACCCCGGAGCATGTGGTGCACCTCGCACGGCGAGATCCAGTCATGGCCGTGCTGGGAACGGCAAGCGATGCAGCCATAGGCCTTGATCGCGTCCATGCGGTCGCGTTCGGCCTTGGTTGGCGGTTTGGTGGAAGTCTTCATGCCACCCTCTTCCATGTTTCTCTGCGGATCACAGCCCAAATGGCACGAACTGAACATCCATACAGCTCCGCAGCTAGCTGTTCGACTGCGGCGTAGTCGGGTGCGTTCACGCTTGCTTCCTCGTCGACGCCAGCAGAACGTCGTTCCAGTCGCCTTGGATGTGCGGGAACATCACCGTCACGGCAAGCCCAGCCTTGTGAAGCCGATGCGCCAGATGATAGGCCGCTGCATGGCCTGCATAATTAGCATCGTTATCGGCGAATATCCACACCTCCTTGACCATCGGAGGAGGTTCCCACGACTTCATCCCGCTTGTGCTCAGCGTGGCATGCGTTGGCGTGCTTGGGAATAGCATGTGCGCAGCAATCGCCGTCTCCACCCCTTCAGCTACGCCCATGCACTCAGCCGCCGGATACAGCGCCACCGTTCCACCGGCTATCGGCTTCCCCGGCAGCGTCTTGCGCACCGTGCTCACCGGAGCCTTTGCGCCCTTGAGCAAGTACGTAGCCTGATAGGTCAACAGTTCGCCGTTGCGCGTGATCGGGGCCAGCATCGCATCGAAGCGCAGCGGTTCCTGTCCCTCTTCGTAGTACGGAACTTCGCGTGCAAACAGGATGCCTGGTGGAACTTCCAGCCCCCTTGACGCAAGGTAGGCGCTCGACGCTGGACGGATAGCGCGTGCAGTCAGCCGTGCATTCGCAAGCTCTGCCGTGTTGTCTCTGGGTTCCATGTCCTGATTTTTCCCGATGATTGAATCGACCAGTTCCGCCGCTTCGCGAAAATCAATCCCGCGAAGGTGCTGCAATAACTGGATGCCGTTGCCGCGCAAGTCACCGCAGAAGAATCCGCCCTGCACATCGTCAAGATAACGGTAGCGATCCCGCCCGCCGCATGACGGACACGGGCCGTGCTTCTTGCTCAGCGCATCCTCGTGGCCTAGGCCCGTTAGTATTTCTACCCATCGGCCCTGCGCACGCTCCCACAGCTTCATGCCTGCGCCCTCTCTGCCTTTTCCTTGCCCTTGTGCCAGCGGATGTTCTGACTCCTAACCCACCGCTCCGTCGCGTTGCTGCAAATCTTCATCGGCGCATTCTTCACCCGCGGATCGTTGGGAAACACGCCAGTACGGTCGCGATATTTCATCGCCGCCCATCCCGGCTTAAAGGCATGTTCCCGCGCATACTGTTTCAGCTCGCCCATGAAAACCGCCTTCTCATCCCACGTCATTTCGCGGTTTTCCTTCGCCTTGCCGCGCTTCACTTCCTGCAAATCGGCTTCGTAGGTAGGGATCGGCTTGGCCGGAGGAATCATCTGGAACCCACAGCACGGGCAATCCCGACGACCAGCAAATACCGCCTTGCACTGCGAACAGGTAATTTCCTTCGGCTCGCCGGATTCCTTTGCCAGCGCCAGCTTCCGTTCCTTGACCGTCCCGGCACCTTCAAGGCTCCACGGATGCACGTCATCGGCAAACCCGTTCTCATGCACCGCCCCGGCGTGGTCGATCACCAGCGCGTCCACCTTGCCAGGGAACGGACGCATCACCCGCCCCACGGTTTGCAGGTACAGGGTGATATTCTTGGTCGGCCTTGCCAGCACCGCACAGTCCAGTGCCGGAATGTCCAGTCCGTAGCTGGCGACATAGACGTTCGTGAGTACCTGCGTCTCGCCGCTCGCCACCCGTGCCAAAATCTCGGCACGCTCGTCATTCGGAGTCTCGCCGTCCACATGCTCGGCCTTGATGCCCTCAGCAAGAAAGGCATCACGCACGGCGCGGGAATGGGCGCAGTTGCAGCAGAACACCACCGTCCGACGCTCAGGTGCCAGCCGGAGCCAGTTTTCGACCACATCGCCCACCAGCTTGATCATCACCTCGCCAAGCTGCTTTTCGACGTAATCGCCCTTCACAACCTTGATCTTCGACAGATCAGGGGCGGAAGGGGCGAAGTACCGCAAAGGCACCAGGAAGCCGTCAGTGACCAGATCGGGTATGGATGGCCCCAACACCAAGGCGTCTGCGACTTCGTTCAACCCGCGCCCGTCACCGCGCGCAGGAGTGGCAGTCAGGCCGATGATCTTGGCGTTCGGGTACAAGCTCAGCAGTTCGGCCCGTGTTGCCGCCACCGCCAAATGGAACTCATCGAAGATCACTAGGTCAGCCGGCGGCAGTTCCATGCGCTTGTTTCGCACGACGCGGGCATGGATGGTATCCGCGCTCGCAATCTGCACCGCCTCATAGCTTCGGGTCAGGTGCCGAGCACCTGCCATGATGACGCCAGCCGACACGCCATGCTTCGCCAGAGCGCCCAGCGCCTGCAGGATCAGCTCGCGACGCGGGGCGATGAACAACACCTTGAATCCGCGTTCAGTCGATCGCTTGATGATTTCCGAAGCAATCAGCGTCTTCCCGCCACCTGTCGGAACCGTCAACACCACCCGCCGATGACCGGTAGCCATCGCGTTGCGGACACCGGCTATCGCGGCGGACTGGTACGGGCGCAGGGCGTGAGGCGTGGGGGTCATGGGGTCCGGTCATCCATGTTCCAACCTAAGTGAGGCAAGTTCTTTGTCGTGAATCCGTGCTGTTGCTCCAGCTTTGCATTGGCAAGCCGGAAGCATCCTGGCCGTTCAGGCAGGGAGTTCCGGTCGGGGCCATGCAAAGCCGTCAAGCCGGCCATCGCCTTGTGCGGGATACGCCCTGCGATGACTACGGGGCGCTGCGCTGTCTCAATCCCTATCCTCGTGGTACGCACTACCGGCCATTCCGCCACTGTTACCCGTCCGGGCTGGTCGGCGAAGTCCTGAGCGATTGGGATTGAACCGTATTGCACCATTTTGGTGCTGGTGGTAGAATCACACCCGCTTGTATTTCGCACATCAAGCATGCCGACCCGTTCGGCACATGTCAACAGCCGCAGCTGAAAGACCTTCGGAGCCGCCTTTACTGGCGGCTTCGTCGTTTCAGAACCCAACATGTTGCCTGCTGTTAGCACTTGTTGCCCTTTGTGGCTGCGCGTTACAGGGCTGGGGATGGCGGGGTCATGCGGCCTCCCAAGTATGCTCAATCCGAGCATAGGCACCCATCGCGCAGCTGTCCAGCTTCCGCAGCAGCCCTTCCTTCGTGAGCGTTGAAATCGCCCGGCGTACCGAGGTCAGCAGCATCCGCACGCCCATCGCGTCCAGTTGCCGCAACACCTGCGACGGACTGAGCGGACGGCGCGCGTACTGGAACACGAGGAACACGCGCACGTCCTGCGTCTCGGCAATCGCGATACAGCGCGCGAGGTCAGCGTCGGTGAGCGGGGTAGTGGTGAAAAAATGCACGCGCGGCTTGCGGGCGTGGAAGGAGAGGGAGAGCTGGGCGCTCACGTGCGCTCCGTCCCAGTCAGCAGATCATAGCCGTCTTGCGTCGTCACAAGCGGGCTTTTCGTGCAGCGCACGATATGCCCCTTGTTGGCAGGCTTGAAGACGTAGGTGTATCCCTTCGGAGCCAGCGTCTCAGCCATTGCGACCAGCACGGCGTAGGGTTGCTTCGTGTAGAACGAGTCGCCAGCAAACAGCTCGCGCCAGATGGCGTCGCCAGGTGGATCGACATGCTTTTTCATGCTGTGGACGTTACGCGCGTTCGGTTCGATTCGGTAGTCCTATGGATGGAACACAGCTTTCCACCAAACCCCCTTAATCCTGCGCCCGAATAGGCGCAGTCTTCACTACACCACCACCCACTGACACACCGAAGGATCGAGATGAACACACAACGCAAGCCGCAACCAACGCCAGCCGACCGGCCCGGCATCGTCCACGAATCCGAAACCGTCGAAGGCTTGCGCGTTCACGCCAGCGCGTTGACGGACGGAAGCATTGTCTACGCAGTCCATTGGACTCGCGAAGAGGACGGCAAAATCCTCGCGATTCAGTGCATCGACAAAACCTTTGCGATGGACTTGTTCGACAGCCTTGAGATGGCGTCGGACGAATGGAACGTGTACGACTGACCTTCACCCCAGCGCATTCCCACGAGTGCGCTGCAACGAACGCCACACACTGAGGGGATGAGATGAGCCAGCAAGCCGCCAAGAAAGTTGCGAAGCCGAAGAAGGCCGCGAAGGTTGCGCCAGCGGTCGAGGCTGCGCAGCTTCCGATTGTCCATTCGATCAAAGGCTTCGACGCGAACCTGTGTTGCACTGGCGGCGATAAGCCATTCCAGTACGAGATTGGCAAGTCCTACGAACACACAGGCGCGGTGTCGGCGTGCGCGTCCGGCTTCCATGCCATCGAAGGCTATCCGCTGGAAGTGCTTGATTATTACCCGCCTGATGGCGGTCGTTACGCATTGGTCGAGCAGTCCGGCGTGTTGGATCGCCACAGCGGCGACAGCAAGCTCGCATCCTCCAAGATCAAGATCGGCGCGGAACTCAATCTCGCTGGCCTTATCAAACTCGCCGTTAAGTGGACGTTCAAGCACGCGCTGCCGATTGATCCGGCCTCGCCTGCTTCGGCTACCGGAGAGAGGGGCGCTGCTTCGGCTACCGGAGGGGGTGGCGCTGCTTCGGCTAGCGGAGAGAGGGGCGCTGCTTCGGCTACCGGAGAGAGGGGCGCTGCTTCGGCTACCGGAGGGAGGGGCGCTGCTTCGGCTACCGGAGGGGGTGGCGCTGCTTCGGCTACCGGAGAGAGGGGCGCTGCTTCGGCTACCGGATGGAGGGGCGCTGCTTCGGCTACCGGAGAGAGGGGCGCTGCTTCGGCTACCGGAGGGGGTGGCGCTGCTTCGGCTACCGGAGGGGGTGGCGCTGCTTCGGCTACCGGATGGAGGGGCGCTGCTTCGGCTACCGGAGGGAGGGGCGCTGCTTCGGCTACCGGAGAGAGGGGCGCTGCTTCGGCTACCGGCAAAGATTCCGTCGCAATGGCCTGCGGTTTCGACGGTCGCGCAATGGCAGACGAAACCGGCGCAATCGTGCTGGTGAACCGCGCGAATAATGGAAGCATTCGCCACATCCGCGCATCGAAGGTTGGCGACAACGGAATCCAGGCGAGGGTTTGGTATTCGCTTAGCGATAATGGCGAGTTCGTGGCGATGTCCCCATGAACGCCGCCCTCCCCAGCCTCCCCCAGCGCATCTACCGCGCAGTCCACTACGGATTCACCGGCACGCATTCCGTGCTGACGTGGGGCGAGACGTTCGCGTGTGTTGGGTGCTGGGTCGTTCTGCCAGTTTGCGTCGCGTTGGCATTTTGGCTTGTGGTGGGGGCGGTATGAGCGCCTCGTGGAACTGGCTTCCCGGCGACACGGCCCCGCGCGATGGCACGCCGATCATTGGCTACTGGAAAGGTCGCACGCCAGAACTTGATTGCTGCAAGGGCATCGTTTGGCGCGAGCCGGAAGTCATCCACGACAAGTACGACGCAGGCGCGTGGATCGAGATTGGCGGTGCGGACGATGTGGTTGTCGATCCGGACGGATGGACGCCGATGCCGAACCGTGAGAGCTCCACCGAATATTCGCCGATCAGGAGTGCTGCATGAACGCGCAGATGAAACCTATTGATTCAGTGATTGAACTCAAGCACACGCGCTCCCTGCGTGCCCGCATCGACCGCGCCCGCGAAGTCATCGCGGCTGACATGGATTACATGACCAGTCTGCGCGCTGGCGAGTGCCATAGCTTCGACTACGCCGCTGGCTACGGTCGGACAATCACGGTGCTTACGTTGCTCGTGCAGGCGCTGGAAATGGAGAACATCGCATGACCTACGCCATCGCCATCATCGGCCTGATTCTGGTCGCCGCCATCTTCGGCTGGGCCTTGTATCGCAAGCACCCGGAAGATTTTGAGCGCGAGGCTTCCGACCGCGCTGCCGAGGATCGCGCCAGTTCCGATGGCTTCGCCCAACGAATCGACCTCGGCGAATGGGGCGATATCGTGAAGCCGCTGCGCAGGCGGTCGATGGAATACAGGCCAGTGCAGAAACTCCCTGAACATACCGAGGAATGACATGAAGATGCAACCGATCCCACAGCGCACGATGACCGTAGTTCCGCAGGACTTGCCAGTGCAGCGGTCAACGCTGGACGCAATGATCCACGCGGCCATCGCCCAGAAGGCAACCATCGCCGACATGAAGGAACTTTACGCACTCAAGAAGGAATGGGAGGCCGACGAAGCCCGCAAGGCATATGTCGCGGCGATGGCAGCATTCAAGCTGCACCCGCCTGAGATTCTGAAAAAGACGCTGGTGAGCTACAAGACCAATTCCGGCGTGACCGAATACATGCACGCCGACTTGGGCGAGGTCTGCCAGCAGATAGTCGGATCGCTGGCGCAGCACGGATTCAGCCACGCATGGCAACCGAAAGAGGATGGCAAGACCATTGAGGTATCGTGCATCCTGACGCACGCGCAAGGCCACAGCGAGAGCGTGACACTTCGCGGGCCATCCGATACCAGCGGCGGCAAGAACGCCATCCAGGCCGACGCATCGACCCGTACCTACCTGCAGCGCTACAGCCTGCTTTCCATCACGGGGCTTGCAACGAAGGGAATGGACAACGATGGTCGCGGCGATACAGAAGACCATGAGGAAGAAACCCACGAGTCCCAAGCTGCGCGGCGGAAGGAGGAACACGACGAAGCCTTCACGCGGCATTCCGAGTCGGTCGCGTTCATCAAGGATCGCATTGCATCCGATGACTTTCCGGCGGTCGCCAGTGAATGGGCATCCATTCCACAGGTTGACCAGATGGCGTTGTGGCTCGCGACTAGCAAGGGCGGCTGCTTCACCACGCTTGAGCGCGCCACGATCAAAGAAAAACTACCCAGCAAGGAGCGGCACAGTGAGCACTGAACTGACCATTTCGCAGCAAGTCGAGAAGGCGCTGTCCTTTGTCGAAACGCGCGCCCAAGTGATCGCGCTGGTCGAGGAATCGACCCACATCACCGCCATCACGAACGCAGCCGGATACCAGCAGTGCCATGCCGCGCGCATGAGCCTCAAGAACACCCGCATCGCGATCCAGAAAACCGGCAAGGAAGCCCGCGACGATGCGGTGAAGTTTCAGAAGGCCGTCATCGGGAAGGAAAAGGAACTGGTCGATCTGATCGAACCGGAAGAAAAGCGGCTGGCCGAGCTGCAGGATGAGGTCGACAAGGCGAAGGAACGCGAGAAGGCAGCGAAGGAACAGGCCGAGCGCGAGGCACAGGAAGCCATCCGCGCGCGCTTTGACGCGATCCATGCTGTTCCGTTGGCTGCGGTCGGGTTGTCGGCGGACGGCATCCGCGAATTGATTGCGCGCACGGAGCAGGTTGACGGCGAGTTTACTACCGACCTGAATACCAGCGCGTTCAAGTTCGAGCGTAGCGTCGCCGTGGCTGCGCTCAAGGCCGCACTCGACCGGCAGCTTACAGCGGACGCCGAGGCCGAGAAGATCAAGGCTGATCGCGCCGAACTGGATCGCTTGCGGGCCGAGGCCGACGCCATGCGAGCAGAAGCCGAGCGACTGGCCCAGACCGAGCGTGATCGCGCGGCGAAGGAAGAACGCTTGCGGGAACAGGCCATTGCCGAGACTGCGCGAGTCCGCGAGCAGGCAGCAAGGGAAGCCCGCGAGGCCGAACAGGCACGCATCGACGCCGAGCGTGCCGAGACTCGCAAGCGCGAGGATGCGGAGCGCGCCAAGGCAGCGAAGAAACTGGCAGAGGAACAGGCCAAGGCCGCAGCCGAACGCGTCAAACTGGAAGCCGACAAGAAGGCCCAAGCGAAGGCGGCGCGTGATGCCGTAATCGCGAACGCTTCACTGCAAAGCGCCGCCAGCGAGGCATTGATTCTGCTTCGCGAACTCGGCCAGTCGGAACACCTTGTCACGCTCAAGCTGGCGTCTGCACTCAAGCGTGAGCCGAAGAAAGAGGCAGCCTGAACCGAATGACCACGATCATCCTACCGCCAGTCAACCGTGAAGCGATGGTCGCGCGCATTGCGGCATTCCTTGCGACAGCGTTTCCGGGGAAGCCGGTCAAGGTGGAGATTGCCGAGAAAAAGAAGTCGCGATCCGACGCGCAGAACCGTTACCTGTGGGGCGTTGTCTACCCGACGCTGCGCGATGCGACCGGCCAATCCTGCGACGACTGGCACGAGTTCTTTCTCGGGGAATGGGCTGGATGGGAGACCGTCGAACTGTTCGGTAGGAAGCGCCTGAAACCCGTGCGGCGCAGTTCAAAGCTAACTGTCATGGAGTTTGCGGACTACATCGGATTTATCCAGATGCGCGCTGCGGAACATTCGATCTTCATAGCCGACCCTGATCCGCGCTGACACAAAGAGTAACCTTAGTAACACCAACCACAACAGGAGAACGAAGCATGAAACGTAGCGAAGGCCCGTTGCTTGTTGAGCGGTTCTGGTCGCGCGTTGCCAAGGGCGCTGCGCATGAGTGTTGGGTGTGGACTGGCGCGCAATTCAACGGCGGCTATGGCCGCTTCAAGGCCGCAGGCCGCGACACCGTTGCGCACCGCTGGTCGTATGAAATGGTGAATGGCCCAGTTCCGAATGGCCTGCAACTCGACCATCTGTGCCGCAACCGCCTTTGCGTGAATCCGGCGCATCTGGAAGCGGTCACTGCGCGAACTAATGTCCTTCGTGGTGAAACGATCACGGCGGCCAACATTGCGAAAACGCACTGCGCGAAGGGCCATCCATTTAGCGGAACGAACCTAATCATCGCGCGAAATGGCACGAAACGTCTTTGCCGCATCTGCAAAAACGAATATTCAAGGCAGTTTGCTAAAACCGATGTACGTCGTCGCAACCATGCTCACTACGAGCGCAACCGGAGAAAGACAATGAAAGCTTTTATGGCAAGACAGGGTGATGTGATGATCAAGAAAGTGACCGAAATTCCGTCTGGCGCGAAGGATGTAACGCCACAGGGACGCATCATCTTGGCTCTGGGTGAGCAAACTGGTCATTCCCACGCGATCGCAGAAGGCGAGGCGCGCGAGTTCTCCTTCGCCGATGCCGGCAACGCGGTGCGCCGCTTCCTGAGCGTCGTCTCCCTCGCGACTGTCAAGCACGAGGAGCACGCGCCGATCCCGCTGACTCCGGGCGCGTACGAGATCATCCAGCAGCGTGAGTACAGCCGCGAGGAGATCCGCAATGTCGCGGACTGAGGCGTTCGTCCGTCGTCCAGATTTAGCGGGCGGTGACCTCACGCCGGAAGAGAAAATCCGGATGGACGACCATGCGCGCCTGTGGATTCGGCGCGCGTTTCGCACAGCTCCGATTGACCGTTCGCGCATCACGTCGGCGATTCTTGAGCTTTACGCTGTCGCGGGCCTGAAAGCACCGCGCGTCGTGATTGTGCCGAGTCCGCTGGTGATGGCGATGGCGGGAGGGTGTGCGTCTGCCATTCTCTATCGGCAGGCCACTGAGCAGGCCACTGATCAGGCCACTTGGCAGGCCACTGAGCAGGCCACTGATCAGGCCACTTGGCAGGCCACTGAGCAGGCCACTGATCAGGCCACTCGGCAGGCCACTTTGCAGGCCACTTGGCAGGCCGCTCGGCAGGCCACTTTGCAGGCCACTTGGCAGGCCACTGGGCAGGCCGCTTGGCAGGCCACTTTGCAGGCCACTGAGCAGGCCGCTTGGCAGGCCACTTTGCAGGCCACTGGGCAGGCCGCTTGGCAGGCCACTTTGCAGGCCACTGGGCAGGCCGCTTGGCAGGCCGCTTTGCAGGCCACTGGGCAGGCCGCTGATCAGGCCACTTTGCAGGCCACTCGGCAGG